GCAAATGGATGGCTAAGGCTAATGAAGCAAATTGTACTGTTGTATGTTTAGTTCCAGCAAGAACTGATACACGATGGTGGCATGACTACTGCATTCAACATGAAATACGATTTATTAAAGGTAGGCTTAAATTTGGTGGGCATAAGAACAGCGCACCTTTTCCAAGCGCAGTAATAATTATAAAAGCACACGGCATTGGAGAAGATACAGCTATAGAAATATCAAAAAAACTAGGGGGTGAGTGATGAGTGAGATAACATTAAGAGACGCCATAGCTATAGCGGCTATGCAAGGGTTGATTCAGTACATGGGTTGCGACCCAGAGGCACAATTTCATGGTAAGGAAGAGAAGAATAAGGACGTACTAACTAAGTCAGCTTACGCCTACGCAGATGCAATGCTGGAGGAACGAGCTAAGCTACCACAAGGATATTACAATGACCCAAGGCAAAACATACTAATAGAAGACCTTGTGTTAACTGCTTACGCATGTAATAGTTTATTAGGGCATGGGATTAAACGTGTTGGGGATTTAATTAAACTAACAAAACCTGAGTTAAGAGCAAAAAATAACATAGGTAAGGTAACTGTGCGAGAGATAGAAGACGTATTAAAGTGTAAAGGGCTATGTTTGAGGGATAGATAATGCAACTAATGGTGATCGACTTCGAGAGCTTCTATTCCAAATCATACAGCCTATCTAAACTTACTACAGAAGAGTATATAAATGGTGATGAGTTTGAAGTTATTGGTATGTCTATCAAGTTAGGGGATACACCAACGGCGTGGTATACAGGGGATCAGTTAGAGATAACTAAAGTGCTCAGTCTATTTAATTGGAAAGACATTACCTTGATAGCACACAACTGTTTCTTTGATGCCAGCATCTTGTCCCTTGCGTTTAACATTTACCCTGCTAGATATATCGACACTCTTTCTATGGCTAGAGCTATACATGGTATATCGGTAGGGGGAAGCCTAGCTAAACTAGCGACACATTATGACCTAGGGGAGAAAGGTACTGAGGTAGTAGATGCATTGGGTAAGCACTTAAAAGACTTTACTGCGGCTGAGTTAGCTAAGTATGGAGAGTATTGTATTAATGATACTGAGTTAACCTATGCCTTATTCTATAAACTACTACCTCACTACAACGCCACCGAGCTAAGCCTAATAGATATAACAACAAAGATGGGTGTGGTGCCGAGGCTAGAGCTAGACGTACTGTTACTAGAGGGACATATATACGGTGTGAAGGCTGAGAAAGAACGGCTACTGGCAACTACAACAGTTGATAAGTCTGAGCTTACAAGTAACCCTAAGTTCGCTAAGTTGCTAGAGGGGTATGGGGTAGAGGTACCAATGAAGTTATCCCCAACTACAAACAAGATGACCTATGCATTTGCTAAGACAGATGATGGGTTTAAGGAGTTGCTAGACCATTCTAACTTAACTGTAAGAGCCTTAGCCGCTGTTAGGTTGAGTGTTAAGAGTACGTTAGAAGAGACAAGAACAGAACGCTTTATAGCTATAGCATCTCGTATGGGTAAGCTACCTATCCCACTAAAATACTACGGTGCGGCTACAGGTAGGTGGGCTGCAGGTGGTGGGCAGAAGGTGAACTTCCAGAACATACCTAGAGGTTCTGTATTAAAAGAAGTTATCATTGCACCGGAAGGACAGATGATAGTAGGGGCTGACTTATCAAACATAGAACTACGTGTGGGTATGTGGGTAGCTGGTGAGATGAACGCCCTTAAGATATTAGGTGATGGCGGAGACTTATATAAAGAGTTTGCTAGTAAAGCATTTGATGTGCCGTATGAGGAAGTTACTAAAGAACAACGGTTTATAGGTAAGACTTCACAACTTGGATTAATCTTTGGTGTCGGAGCGGCGAAGCTTCGAGGTGCTGTGAAGGCTGGGTCTGGCATGGACTTAGGTGAGGAGGAGTCTAAGCGGATCGTTGACTTATACAGAGCTACGTACACAGGGGTTACTACACTGTGGAAAACATGTACTACTGCCATTAAAGCTATAGCAGATGATTATGACTTTACGTTCGGTACTGGGGGTTTGTATGTAGTAGAGGGTAAGAAGGGTATTAAGTTCCCATCAGGTATGTACATGCAGTATCCTGAACTAGAGCACAAGGTTATTACGGAGACAGGAGAGCAGGGATATAAGTATAAAATGCGTAATGGTTATGATAGACTATACGGCGGTAAATTAACAAACAATCTAGTGCAGGGCACAGCCCGATGCATTATGTCAGAAGCAATGGTTAGAGTGAATAAGCGGTATCCTATCGTACTTACTATTCATGATGCTCTATATATCCTTGCTCCTGAAGCTGAGGCACAGGAAGCCTTAGACTTTTTAATAGAAGAGATGACTAAGGTTCCCTCATGGATGCCCGGAATACCACTGGCGGCTGAAGGTGGGTATGGTAGAAGCTTAAAAGATGCAGGATAAGATGGCAAACAAAAAAACTAATAAGCAAAGAACGGCATGGGTAATAACTATATCCCTGCGAAATCCATTCCGAGCGTGTGAGAAGAGTTATGGCTGACATTGCAGACAAAGCCAATGACCAAGCCCAGCTTATACTGGAAAAACAAATAGAGTTACAGCGAGGTAGTAGGCAAACTTTAGATATATTCCAGAATGACTCAGGTGTATGTTGGGAGTGTGACGCTCCTGTAACAGATGGTAGGCGATGGTGTAGTAAAGAATGTACTGAAAGCGCAGAGAGGAGTGGATGGTGATAAATCAAGAAACAACGGTACAACCTATGTGGAAAATAAAAGAGAGGGCCAAGCCTGACCCTGTCAATAACCCTAGCCACTACACACATGGTGGCATTGACACAATAGACTACATAGAAGCAAAAGGTTTGGATAACGATGCTTATCTGTTTAATGTGATTAAGTACGTGTCTCGTGCAGGGTATAAGATAAGTAAGCTGGAAGATTTAAAGAAAGCTCAATACTACTTAAACCGTAGGATTAAAAGCTTAGAGGCGTCAGAGGGGTGAGAAAACTATTTAAGAGGTGGTTCTGTCCTCCACATAAGTGTACAAGGTTCCGACAATACTACTCACTTAACTTAAAGATATGCACTGAGTGCTATAAAGAGTCAGAGCTTTGGGGCGACAACATAATAAAACATCAACGATGAAAACACCTAGCTTCTCATACAGCTCACTGAGCCAATTTATAACTTGTCCGAAACAATATGAAGCCCATAAGGTTTTAAAGTACGTCCCTTTTACCGATACAGATGCAACCTTGTACGGTAAGGATGTCCATTCGGCGGCAGAACACTATATAGGATCAGGCACCCCGTTGCCTGAGAAGTACAACTATATTAAGAGCTACCTTGATAAACTAAACAATATCAATGGCGATAAGTTTTGCGAGCTTGAACTGGGCATTAAGTTAGAAGATGGTGAGTACGCACTGTGCGAGTTTGAGGCAGAGGATAGGTATTGGAGAGGTATAGCCGACTTAGTTATTGTAGACGAGGCGGCAGGTAAGGCGTATATTGTGGATTACAAAACAGGTAAATCTGCCAAGTATGCAGACACTAAGCAGCTTGCACTACTAGCTGCGGCGGTGTTCTTGAAGTACCCAGCTCTTAAAGTTATTAAAGGTATGCTACTGTTTGTAGTGTCACAAGAGATAATAAAAGCTGAGTACACGTATGATAAACGATTCGAGATATTTGACAAGCTAAAAGAAGTCCTCACTCAGCGTGAGGTAGCTTACGAAACAGGTATCTTTAATACTAAACCCAATGGGCTTTGTAGAAATTATTGCATGGCGGTTAGGTGTATACATAACGGTAGATACAAACAAGAGGATTAAAGAATGCCATACAAAAACAAAGCAGATAGAAACGTAGCTCGTGAGATAGAGCTGGAGAAGAGTCGTCCCGGTGCACATGAGGCTAGGATGGAAAGGCAACGTGCTAGAAGAGCGGCAGACAAAGCGGGTGTAAACAGAACGGGTAAGGACATAGACCATATCAAAGGTACTAAAGCAGGTAATGGAGCGGCTAACTTAAGACTAAGAACCCCTTCACAAAACCGATCCTTCTCACGTAATGCAGACCACACAGTAAAAAAGAATGAGCCTCTAGGTAAAAAGAAATGAAGATAGAGGTAGCGGTTAAATCCGTTCAGACTATGGCAGTTGATGCAGGACTACCAGAGAGTTTAATAGACCGTCATATAGATGCACTTTGTAAAATGGCAATAAGGGTTAAGTCTCAAGAGAGGAAAAACTGTAAGAATCAGTTACGCAAGTGGATGCATGAGACCCCATTGACAAGAGACCCATTACTAAGTATACTAGACGAATAATTTGATTTACTGACTCGTCCCCATAAGGGACTGTAGAGGACAAACAATGATAATAGAAGTTAAACAGGAAAAACTCCTGTCCATAAAAAC